CTGCTGATTTAACTTTTACTTTACCAGTTGCACCAACAGTAAATAACCAAGCATTAATTTCTTCAACAGCAGGAGTTATGGCTTTCACTCCTTACACTTTTCCAACTTCAGACGGAACTGCAAGTCAAGTCCTTCAAACAAATGGAAGTGGGGTTTTAAGTTTTGCAACGCCGAGTGGTGGTGCTAATACTCCAGCTTTTGAAGCTAAGATGGGTAGTTCTCAAACTGTGTCTAGTGGTGTTGCAACAAAAGCACAATTTAATACAGAAGAATTTGATACAGCTAGTTGTTATGATAATACAACTAATTATCGTTTTACTCCAAATGTAGCTGGAAAATATTTTGTTTATTTTATGTTAAATATGCAACATCCTAGTAATAATAATGTTCAAGATGTAGCTGGTAAACTTTATAAAAATGGAAGTGAAGTTAAACAATTTGCTATTGGAAATTATGCTAGTTTTAGTTTTCAATATGTTTCAACTGCTGTTACTGCAGTTATAGATTTTAATGGTTCAAGCGATTATATTGAAGTATTTGGTCAAATTTATGGTAATGCAACTTTGAGTATAAATGCTGGTGGTTATAGTGTCTTTGGTGCTTACAAATTAATAGGAGTATAAATGCTAACAACTAAAATAAAACTATACGCAAACAAAGAAGTAGATTTTACTAAAGAAGTAAAATTACAAGATAACTCAGATGGAAGGGGAGTATTCATAGCTGAATGGAACTTAAATATTCCTAAACCTACAATGGCACAACTAGATGCCTATGAAGCACAAGCTAATCAAATTGAAAGATTAAACCTAGTTAAATCAAATAGAGCAAACGAATACCCTGATTTTAAAGATTATTTAGATGGTATTGTTAAAGGCGATCAAGCACAAATAGATAAGTATATAGCTGATTGTCTAGCTGTTAAAGCCAAATATCCTAAAGAATAGACTTAACTTCTTCTTCAGTTAAACCAAGTGCTTTTAACTTAGCAATAGCTGATTCTTTTTTAGCTTTTTTAGCAATTTCATCATCTTTTAATTCTTGTATCTTCGCATCTACTTCTTGTTTAGTAGGCATTGTAACTGAATTATCATGTATAATAATATTTTCATAAGACATTCTTTGATCGTTTGGAATTTTATTTCCATTATCATCATGTGTTCTCCAACCAAACCATTGTCCAGTATGTAAATGTGCTAATGCTTTATTTAATAAATCTTGTTCATTCATTTTATGTATCTCCTAATCTAATAAACGTCATGTGAGTTTGGTTTTGTGCTGAATGTCCCAAAACAGTACCAGCACCAACACTTGCTGTACGAAATTTAACTTTACAATTTGCTGTACTAGTTACATCAAATATAACAGAAGTAGTCGCTGTTCCACCATGAGTATTAGATTCATCTGTAACTCTACAAACTCCTTGTGTAATGTAAGCACTATTATCAATAGTACCTTGAATGAAACCATATATATTTTGGTCAGTACTTCCTATGTCGCAATCTATTGTAAAAGTAATATAATAATAACCAGTTGAAGGAAATGTAAATATACCAGAAGATTCTGTCATACCAGTTCCTAAAACACTAAAAGCAGTATTATCATTTCTTTCTAAATTTGTAGTGATGTCGCTATCATTTGTTCCACTATAATTTGTGGTTAATCTAAATTGATCTGCTTGTGTAATTCCTGCCGAAGGTGAACTGAACGACAAAACCCCACTTCCATTTGTTTGAAGGACTGCGAGATCTTGCTTTTTTTACAAATCTAAAATATAACAAATACATGATATATTTCATTATTGGATTAGTGCTTGGCTTGTATGCAGAATGGAAATTGGAGATAGCTAAGTACATTATTGCATCAGTTAAAGAACATTTAAACATCAAATAGTATTGTAATTTTATTGCAACGCACCATATATCTTAAATGATATATACGACTGAAGAAAATAACTTTTACTCAAAGGAGAACTCAATGTTAAATTATTCTGACATTAAGAACTACTGGTCTAAATTCTATGCAGATGCTTTTGAAGATGCAAAATCATTCTGGAAGAACTACGTAGACACAGTAGAAAAATTTTACAAAAAATAACTTTATTAAAACACAATAGTTTGATATTAGTGCATAAAAATTTAATGTGCATTTTCAAACTTTGGATTGGTGGGTGTGTCTTGCTAAAGTCTTGCAAATGCGAAAAAGACAATGGCAAGAACACAAAACGAACAATTAATAGCTTTTAAAGGGCATATCACAGGAATTAAAAGAGAAATAAGAATACTCAGTACATCAATGTATAAATTAGAGAAAAAGGTAGAAAACCTTTACTGGTCTATACTTGTTGCTACTGGAAGTTTAGCTTTAGCTTTAATAACAATATTTCTTGCTAAATAGTACGAATACAACTAACTGGTTGTGTATATGAATAAAAGAATATTAGTCATATCTGATTTACACTTTCCATTTGCTCATAAAGACTGGCATGGATTTCTAACAAAGTTAAAAGCTAAATACAAACCTGATACTATTGTAAACATTGGTGATGAAATGGATTTTCATTCTATCAACGTATCTCATACAATAGACCCTGATCTTCCATCTCCTAAAGATGAATTAGAACTTGGTAAAAAAGAAATACATAAACTTCATAAACTATTCCCACAAATGACTTTGCTAGAATCAAATCATGGTTCTATGGTTTTAAGACGTGCTATGGCAAAAGGAATGACTAAATCTTTTATTAAATCTTACAATCAAATTTTAGAAGTAGGTAATGGTTGGAACTGGAAAGAAAAGCATTTTATAGATACAGGAAAAGGTAGAATATTATTTGGACATCAATTCTCTCCTGATGTTTCTAAAGCTGTTGCTCAATATGCTCTATCAGTTGTTCAGGGTCATTATCACACAATCTCAGAAGTAAGATTTCATGGAAACGATTTTCATTTAAACTTTGGAATGACTGTTGGTTGCTTAATTAACAAAGATGCTTTAGCTATGAATTACATGAGACTTAATTTAAAAAAACCAATTCTATCTTGTGGACTAATTACAAATGGTATGCCACATTTAACACCAATGTATTTGAAACGTAACGGAGATTGGGATAACAATATCTATATATGAGAGAAGTAAGTTTGAAGGAACTGCTTTTTAGTGAGACTGCTACAAGACTTGGAATAGACAATACTCCAACAGATCAAGTTCTAATAAATCTACAAACATTAATCTACGAAGTAATAACTCCAATCATAAATCAATTTGGCGATATTAAAATAACATCTGGTTATCGTTCTCCTGAATTATGCAAAGCAATAGGTTCTTCTGCTACAAGTCAACACGCATTTGGAATGGCAGTTGATTGCGAAGTTCTAGGAGTGCCTAATAAACAACTTGCTGACTGGGTGGTTAATCATTTAGAATACGATCAAGTAATTTTAGAATTTTGGAAACCAGAAGAAGCTAACTCAGGTTGGGTTCACATCTCATACAATAAAGGTAATAATCGTAAGATGTATTTAAGAGCATACAAAGCTAATAATAGAACAGTCTATGAAGTCTTATAAAAAACAAGTTGGTGGAAGCCACTATAAAAAATACAAGATTCAACCAGTTGAGTTTATAGTTAAAAATAATATTGGATTTTGTGAAGGTAACGTTATAAAGTATGTTCTAAGGTTTAAAGATAAAGGTGGTATTGCTGATTTAGAAAAGGCAAAACACTACATAGAACTGCTAATAGATTCATCTAAAAGTAGCAAATAGTCTAAAAACCGATTTAAACGCATTTTAAGGCATTGTGGCTTTAAATACAAGAAAACGACAACTGAACCTATAATATCAAAAAAAAGGGGTAATTTGTCGGTTTAAATAGGCAAATTTAAGGAGTTTTATATGTCAAACTACATAGTAACTAAAATAGACCCAGATTATTTCTCAGAAACACAAACTATTGGTGCTACATCAGCACAATCATCAGCAGTTATAACTGGTTCAGGCATTGTAAGAATAGTTGTTTCAGGAACACACGCACATATTAAGTTTGGAAGTAATCCAACAGCAACAGAAGAAGATGTTATGGTAACACAAGATTCTGTAAATTATTTTTCATTTAAGTCAGGCGAAAAAATTGCTTTCATTAAATCTGGTGATGGAAGTGGTCAGATAAACATTTGTGCAGTAGATTAATATGTTACCAGCTTTAAGTGCTTTTGCACCATTATTAAACACAATATTTAAAACAGTTGATAAAGCTATTCCTGATAAAGATTTAGCTGAAAAATTAAAAGCTGAAATGAATATGCAGTTGATGCAATCAGGTACAGAAGAAATGAAAGCATCTGCAAAAATTATTGAAGCAGAAGCAAAAAGTAATTGGTACGTTTCTGGTTGGAGACCAACTCTTATGTATTTACTTATTTTAATTGTAGCTTGGAATTATATTCTTAGTCCAATTTTATTTCTTGTAATTAAAGTTAAAACACAAGTAGAACTTCCTTCTGATGTTTGGACATTACTTACAGTAGGTTTAGGTGGCTATACGATTGGGCGATCAGGAGAATCTATTGCAAGAAGTTTAGCTACAAGACCAGTAAACAAGAATCAAGAAAATGGATAATCTAAAGTTAAGCGATCAAACGCAAGTATCTTTACCAATAAAAAATATTGTAGCGATTGTATCTGCTATTGTTGTAGCTGTGTGGACTTATTTTGGAATTGTTGAGAGACTTAATAGACTTGAAACTAATGAAAAGTTAATGTCCCAAGACTTGCTTAAAAAAGCAGAACAAACTCCTAAGAACCAAGAAATGTATATGTTGATTGAGTATCAGGCGAAATCAATAGACAAGCACTCAAAACAATTAGAAGAAAACGTACACACTAAAGTAATTATTAATCAATTAGAAAAAAAAATAGATAAGCTAGAAAAAGAATTAGATTCATTAAGAGGTAAATAATGTTTGAAGCTGTATTTGCGTTACTGATGTATATGAATGGTAAATTAGAAGGTTATTCACCAAAATTAAATGTTGCAGATTGCTTAGAACAAAAACGTAAAGTTGAACGTGATGGAACTAATGATGTTACTAAATGGCAGTGCAAAGAAGTTGAAGCTATTATAGAGACTGATAAACATGGAATTAAGCGAATCAAAGAAATCAAAACAAAATGAACTTCTATCTAATCACTTATGCTGTAAGCTTTGTGAAAGTAAATGATGAGAGTATAAAAGAAGATATAGCTTATTGCAGATTCTTTGACACAGATTGTTTTGTAAATGCTAGTTCTTTTTTAGCTTCATTGAAACAAGTTAAAAAACTTAGAATTACAGGAGTTGAGTTTGAAGTAGAGGAATGTGGTTGGCACGATTATTATGAAGATATTTCAAATACTATTCACTAACTTAACTGCACTTCAAAGTATTCTATACCATCATTTGGAAAGCTTTTTAATTGCGATTTTGGCAATAGCTTTAATA